AGAACTATCCAATGCTTTGTTTGATGCCCAAGTTGAAGTTGGAAAATATGTAGGACAAGTAGATGAACAATCTAGGGAACTTGCCAAGGCCCAGAACGATGTTGTTTATTGGCATGGCAAACAGGAGAAGGCACTAAAAGAATTGTGGTTCTGGAGGTGTCTTGCTTTGTTCACAATCTTGTGTGTAGTCATTTATATCGGTGCTAAAATGTCATGGCGACTTCTTCTATAATTGAAGGAAAGCTCACGCAAAAGCCCTTGGAATCCAAGAAGGCGTTATAAATATAGGTTGGTTTTTTCCTTGCTATGCCTTGCGTTTCTGTTATTCTTGATTTCAAGTTTAATTAAAAATGAAAATGAAAAGAGGAGCAATCAAGGAAAATGGAATGGTGTTTTGGTCATACCATAAGGGATTACCAAATAATGAACGGTGGGTTACTCAAGAAAAGTTTTTGGAGATGAAGAAGAAAACAAAAGAGAACGCTAGAAAATACAGGAATCTTGATATACAAAAACACAGGGATCGTTGCAGAAAATACAGAGAAGAAAATAGAGAAGCGTGTCTTTTGTCTCAAAGAGAATGGAGAAAGAATAACAAAGAAAAAGTAAAACAATACGAATCTTCTTGGAGAGAGAAGAATAAAGATAAATACAAAGCATCTCAAAAAAAGTGGAAAGAAAAAAACAAGAGCAAAGTTATATCTGATAGACTAGAAAGAAAATACGGAATATGTCAAAATCAGTATAATAATATACTTGAATCTCAATCGGGCGTTTGTGCAATCTGTTTTAAAACTTGCGAAACAAATCAAAGGCTTTCTGTTGACCATTGCCATAATACAGGAAAAATAAGAGGTCTTCTTTGCAATAAATGCAACACCGCATTAGGGCAAATGATGGATTCTGTAGAAAATTTAAGAAATGCCGCTGAATATCTTGAAAAACACCAAACTATCTCTAGTATCTGAAAAGCTAACACAAAAGCCATTAGAAACCAAAAAAGGAGTTTATGCTCTTTGGGGTGGTGGTTCTGTTATGTTTGCCTTTCTTCTTTCTGCCATCATGGTTCATCTTCACCCAGATATAGCAAAAGAAATATGCGAGCTTTCAAATACTGCGATTATGGGGTTTCTTGCTTTAGCAGTAACAATTATAACAGGGCAAAGTGCGTTTGACTGGAAGGCCGTATCCGCGCTTCAATACTTGGACGAAGATGTGAAAGTTGATTCCAATGCCAATGCTCCAGAGGTTCAAATAAACTCAAAGTCTTATAAATCAAAGTATTACGAAAATGACGGCATACTTTCGTAATAAGGTAATACCTTTCCTGTGGGAATGGGAGGGAACTGTATTTGAGAATGATCCAGATGATCCGGGTGGAGCTACAAAATATGGAATTGACCAGAGATCACATCCCAATGTTGACATCAAAAATCTAACGGCTGAAGAAGCCACGGATATATACTGGCAGGAATGGGTAAAGGATGGATGTGAACATTTACCAGCACCGTTAGATTGGCTATTCTTTGATGCGTGTGTAAATTGCGGCATAGGCCGAGCGCAACAGTTCTTAAATGCATCTGCTAGAGATCCAAAGAAATTCCAGCAAGAGAGAAGCGATTTTTACACAAGACTAGCGGAGCAAAAGCCAAGACTAGCCAAATTTAAAAAAGGATGGTTGGCGAGAGTAAATGACTTGAGTAAAGTTGCTGGCGTAGTATAAGATATAGCCCAAATGCAATTTCCCCAATCACAATGTTGCAATAATGCAACTTACCAAGACAATTGTTTTACTGGTTGTGGTCAGACCATGCCCATTGTTCCGGGTACAAATCCTGCTCTTCAGACATGGAATGGGCAAAATTTTATTGTGGCTGATGGATCTAATATAAATCCAATTTCTCTGCCATTTCTTCAGCAAACAACCAAAGCAAATATACAATTTGTTGTTGGTATAACAGCACAAGGAACTCTTGTATTGGTTCCTGTATCTTCATTTGCTTGATATGCCTTGTTTTAATACAGTTCCAATAAGCATTATTCCTCCTGTATCGCAAGGAGTTGCGCCTCTTCTATGGCAAAATGGTAATCAAATTACTCGTTTGAATATACCATTGAACCCATCTTTTTTGGTTTATGATGGAACAATAACTCGTTGGGGGGATGGATCTGCACAGGCTCCTGTTTATCTTCCAAATATCCAAGAAGTAAATGGCCCTACAGTAACATATGTTGCTGGCATTACTTCCACAGGACAGCTTGTTAAAACCATTGGAGCATCTGGAACGGCACTTGTGGGTGGCGTAGCTGGATCAATACCATATCAAATAGCACCAAGCACAACAGGATTTACTGCGGTTGGAACAAACGGTCAATCGCTTCTATCTGGCGGAACTGGTTCTCCTACATGGGGAACGCCAGCACAGGCAACAAATATTGTTGGTGGTACGGCTGGATCAATACCCTATCAAACAGGAAGTGGAGCAACTTCATTTACGGCTGTTGGAACATCTGGTCAAGTTCTTGTATCCAACGCAGGATCAGCACCAACTTGGTCAACCAATATTAATGGCAATGCCGCAACTGCCACATTAGCAACAACTGCCACAACAGCCAATGGCGTTGCCGCTGGATCTGTTACTCCTGCTGGATTATCTGCAAGTGTTGGGTCAAATGCTTGGTTGATTAAGACAACAACCTATACTGCTCTTTCTGGTGATCGCATATCAGCAGATACATTCACTACTGGAGCATGGACATTGACATTACCTACCTCTCCTGCATCTGGAACAATTGTTACTATATCTGATGGTGGCAATTATTGGTCTACAAATAATCTTACAGTAGCCCCCGGTGGGGCAAATACAATTAATGGAGTTGCACAAAACCTTATCTGTAATACAAGTGGATTTAGCTTTTTTGTATTTTACAATGGAACAACTTGGATAGTTATGGTATAAGTCTTGACTACCAAATAAAAACCCTATAATTCTTTAAAAATGTCTTGTGGATGTAACAACAACGGATGGGGAGGATGCGGTTGCCAAGGAACTGTCCAATACGCACCCCCTGCCTGTAACCCTAATTTCCCTACTACTTGCACATCTCTAGGTGCAGGAACAATTGTCCGTGTAGTTGGAGAGGATTCTAGCTCCTGCAAATATACAGTACCTACTCTGGCTTCCAATAGCATACTGTTTTACAATTCTTCTACAGCTTTAGTTACATGGGCTGATGCTTCTGTTGCTACACCTATTTTCCTTGGAAATGGATCTGGACAAGCAACGGCTTCTGCTTCTTGCCAACTCCAAGCAACTACGCCTACTGGTCAGCTAGTTGCATTTAAACCAAGCACTTCTACTGAAACCCAATTCCCTGTTGTTTCGCCATCTGGAACTACAACAAATTGGGGAACTGTTGAGAGCATTATTCCAAACCAAGGAATTGTTTACAAAACAGGATCGGTAGCAGATGGATCACTTTCTGCAAATACTGTTTATCAACTTACTGGAACATCTGGTCAGTATGTCTCTTTTGATGCACTTGGTAATCCTACTGCGGTTGCTCCTGTATTAAACCAGAGCTATGTTCAGAAGTCTGGTAATTACCAAGCTGTTGCTGGTGATCGTATCGCCGCAAATACCTCTGGTGGAGCTTGGACGCTTACTCTTCCTCCCGCCCCTGCAACTGGCACAGTAGTTACTGTTGCTGATTCAAACTATTCATGGACAACCAATAACCTTACTGTTGCTCCTTATTCTGGAAGCACAATCCAAGGATCGGTTCAAAATTTCATTGGCAATACTTCTAACTGGCAAGTAACTTTTTACTTTACTGGAACAACTTGGTCTATCATACTCGCATAATATATGAGCATTAGTCTTTCAAATCTAATTGGCAATGGCCCTGCATTTAGTGCAACAAATTCTGCTCAATTAGCTCTTTCAAACGCGGCCGTTACATTAGCTCCATTTGATACTGTAGCGTTTAATGAAAACAATAATTACAATAATAGCGCAGGACAATATAAATTTACACCTACTGTTCCGGGTTATTATCAAATAAATGCTTTAATCTTAATACTAGCTTCATCGGCAGATGGAAATGTGGCTTCATGTTTGTTGTTTAAAAACGGTAGTCCGATTTTATATAACCTTTCTCAAAATGGTGTTGGATATTTTTATACAGCGACTCCAACATTAAGCACACTTGTGAAAATGGATGGAATTTCAGATTATATTCAAATATATGCACAAGCAAGTTCAGTTAGTAATACTAGCATATTGAAAGTCACTAGTTATTTTAATGCTTATCTAGCAAGACCACTATAATATGTCACTTTACGATAAAATAATTAAAATCTATCCTAAATTAACATTTAAGGATTTTTTGCCAGAAACAGGAACCATTTTTCTACAAAATGATTCTGATGGCAAGGGTGATTACATTAGGTTTTGGAATAACGAAACCTATCCTAGACCTACTCAAGAACAGCTAGACGCAGTAGATCCTGCGGCCTAATTTAGGGCGCATGATTTGCGCTAATTAATTTATGGCTAATGACACTAGAGTTTATGACGGCACAATTGCAACAATTGCAATGGATGCTGAATCAAATCCAAGTGTTATCCCGCCAACATTTGTTTCTTCTTGCGTAAACCGTTCTTTCAGACAGGGAGTAAATGCTACTCGCCCTCCGTTTGCTGATCTCCAAATTAATCTTGCTTACGGCTATCCAGAGTCAACTTTAACAGATTTCCAAACTGGTAACTTCCAAGGGGCTTTAGCTTACAAAGCAATTTCTTCTGGATCGGTAGATGGTATCATATGTGCAGTAGCAGGAACGATTTACTTCATCTCCATAGTAAATAATGTCTGCACATTGTATCCTATCATTTCTGGCAATGATCCAACGCTTATGCACACATGGTTTGTGCAAGCAGAAAATTGGGTTTACATCCAAAATGGCTATCAGAATCCTATTGCGTGGAATGGAAATATCTCTGGTGAACCTACCAATTTACAGGCACAGGGACTTGTTTCTGCAAATATCAATTTGACTTGGGTTGGTAATGCTCCGGGTGCAACCTTTAACGAATTGCAAGTTCAATCTGGAAACACCCTTTTTACATCTTTTGCAAAAATACCGTACGCACAAGATTACTATACCTATATAGTTCCAGCATCAACTACGGAATATTCATTTAGGGTAAGGTCAATCTATCCAGATGGGTCTTCTACTCCTTGGTCAAACATAGCCACAACTACTGTTGATACATCAACAATTACACCAGCATCTCCTAATAATGCTTTCCGATTAAATCCAGCGGCCCTCCAAATGCCTATTGGAACGATCATGGCATACGCATATGGAAGAGTTGCAGTAAGTACCGCACAGAACAATATCTACGTTTCTGACATTATTTACGGAAACGGATTTACGGATACAGCAAACACGCAAAACTTTACAGAACAAACCTATTGGGCTGAAGGTGGTTCTTTTACTCCCCCTGCAAATCTAGGTTTGATTACTGGAATGCGAGTAATGCCATCCTTGAACATCAATGTGCGAGGACAGGGAGAATTGGTTATCTTTTGTGAAAATGGATCGTTTACTTTGGATCTATCGCAAGATCGTGCTACATGGCAAGCCAACAACATACAAAAAGTTTCATTAATTGGTCGTGGATGCCGATCCCCTTGGAGTATTACTGGAGTGAACAACGATGTGTATTTCCGTTCTGATGATGGATGGGCATTCTACAACAATGCTCAAGTAGATTTTTACCAAGCACTTTCATTTAAGAAAATATCTCGTGAGGTTCAGCCTTGGGTAAATTATGACACTCCTTGGTTGAGGCAATTTGAATCAGCAATGTTCTTTGATAACAGACTGATTGCTACTGTTTCCCCCTTTACTGTTGCCAATAAAAATTCAGCATATGGGCTTCATCGTCCTAGCAGGGCAATGATTGTTCTGGATGTGGAGATGCCAAGCAAAACGGAAGCCGAAGCCTCTTTGCCTACTAGATGGAATGGTCTATGGGAAGGGCCACAGCCTACGCAACTTCTTACTGCCCAAATCAATGGTGTTCAGCGTGGCTTTTGTTTCTCATTTGATGCAGATGGTATTAATCGTATATACGAACTTCAGAATAGTAGCGTATTGGCTACAGGCGTTGATGATTACTCACAAGTTTACGGAAGCGTACCAATTAAATCATTTTTCATTACAAAGCGGTTTGACTTTACCCCAAATCAAGGTGCATCAAAGTTTGTTCGCAAACAACTTGTGGGAGGAGAAATGTGGGTTTCCAATCTGAAAGAACAAATAACTGCGAGTTGTGATTTCCGTCCAGATTCTTATGCCTGTTTCAATCCTCTTTTAGACCCGATCCAGATTGGTCTGAATGAATGCACTCCTATTGTAAATGGTTGCACTCCAACTGTTTCCCAACCTAGATACCAACAAATACGATTCCCTTCACCAGATATTGACAAGTGTGAGTCATTTAATCAGATACCACTACAAGAAGGTGCAGAGTTCCAAGTAAAGATTAATTTAAGCGGTGCTTGTATTGTCGATAGAATAAGGCTTGCAATCATCTTTAATGATAAAATTGATCTTCCACAGGGATATTGCCCAGATACATTTTACAATGATCCAGAGCCAGTAAGTTGCTGTCCTATCAATGATTTGGATTACTATCGAATTGTTCCACTATCTACTGCTGTGAGTACCGTCAACGGATAAAATCATTGCAAGAATAATCAAACATCTCTATAAGTTAAATATCTATGCAGAATCAAAGTTCTCCAGCACAGCTTCTCTTTCCAACAGTTCCTGCTAACTATTGCCCAGAGGGAAAGTGGAGCGATATTCTCAATAGCTTTATTACTCTGTATTTAAACAATGGAACGGTAAATATTCCGTTTCTAAATGAGGTTACACCAGAGCAGATTACACAGCTTCAACAGAGTATTCTTACGATTCAGAATACACTAAATGCCGTTACTCCCCAAACTGGCACAATCTCATCTATTACCAATGGTCTTGGAACATATGTTGTTACTTTTCCAAGTGCAATGCCTAGCGCAAATTACACAATCAATATTACTTTTGTTGCTACAGGAACACCTACTACAACAACAATGGATTGGTCATTAGCAAATGGAACACAGACAACTACTGGCTTTACATTTTACTCAAACATCAATACAACTACTGACAAAATTAGCCAAATTATTTGGTCAGTAGCAAATATTGCGGCACTTTAACCCCTAAAAAATGGCAAAGTCTGGTATTTACGGATGGCGTAATACCGAAAATGGGAAGTGGTATGTTGGTCAGAGTATTGATATTTTTACAAGAAAACGTGGTCATCTTTCAGATTTAAGAAGACAGATTCATACAAATGAACATCTTCAAAATTCTTGGGAACTATATGGAGAAAATGTTTTTGAGTTTTACATTTTAGAAGAATGCAATTCTGAAATGCTTAATATTAGAGAAAAAGCATGGATTTCTTATTACAAAAGCAATCAACGTGGATATGGATATAATTTAACAGAAGGAGGTGACGGATCTCCAAATCCATCTAAAGAAACTAGAATTAAAATGAGTGAAGCGGCAAAAAAAAGACCTAGGAAACCTCATACAAAAGAAACAAAAGAAAAAATAAGTTTAGCAAAAAAAGGAAAAAAGATAAAACCCTTAAGTGAAGAAACAAAAAAAAGAATGTCTATAGGACACAAGGGGCTAAAACATACTTTTGAATCAAAAGAAAAAATGAAGAAATCTTGGATTGTTAGAAAACAAAACCTTGCTTCTAAACAAAAATAAACCTATAACCAACTAGGCACATCCGTACCTGAAAAACAAAAACAAAATATTATGGCTACTAAAGAACTATACAGGGCTACACAGCCTAAACTACAAAGCGAGGGCTTTAGCACTCGTGGACACGCCAAGGAGAATCTTGGTAACAACCCTCGTGGAACCGAGTTCAGCGGCATCTTCTATGCTGGCAAACTCCAACCCGCCCCCACTTCCCCCGGAATGGGTTCCTCCAAAAAGTAATATGGCTGGAGAGCAATACACCTACGATAACACGGAGCGTGGTATCGTTTCTGATAGTGCAACCCCTCAACC